GCAGTATCACCGTGGTCTGACGTAGTATAACTTGTATTGTAAGAGTAATCTCCTAATCTAGTATTACTACCTTGAGTATTAGAGCCTTTCATAGTGACACCACCGTTGATAGTTAGATTAAAAATGGCAACACCTGCTATAGCACTCGAACTATGCCCTGCTGCAACTAAAGCATCATATAGATCAAAGTTAAGTTGACTACTTGTAACAGTCAAACTAAGAGCGGCTGATGCGCCATAAAAATCAGATACTGTAATTACTCCTGAGGCAGGAATACCTGCTGCAGCGCTATAGTATTCACTTAAGCCGTGGGGTGCTGTACCGCCAAATTCATCAACAATACTTTGTATGCTTATTACTCCTGAGCCTGTTATTGCCATAATTTACTCCTTATTATGTAGGTGTTCCGTAAGCTGTAACATTGCCTTTAGCAATGATATTCCCTGAAGTATCGCAACTCATTACATTAACACCGTTTAGGTAGAATCTAATCTTATCTGCTGCTATCTCAATGTAATCATTAGCGTCTCTACCAACATGGGTAATACCATCTCTTAAATCAGGCTCGATTGAGAATGTAGTGCCCGATATATCAAGACCTGTACCTGCTGAGTAAGTAGTATCGGACTGAGCATTAAATTGTGTTTGAATATTAGATGTAACGCCATCTGTATAATTTAACTCAGTGGTAGAAGCTGTAACACCATCTAAGATGTTTAATTCAGCAGGTGTTGCTGTTACGATAACACCGTCAATCTCTAAGTCTGTTAAGTCAGGTGATATTTGTACTCCACCGTCTAATAAATTATCAAGAGTATCTAAGTTAGTGTTTATCTTAGTACCCCATGTATCTGCTGACGCACCTACTTCAGGTTTAGTCAGACTATACGTTGTTGTAGTTGTATCTGCCATAGTTTATATCCTATATTAAAAAGTGCCTTTCCACACTCGTAGTTTATCAAAATCGCCGCTTAATATCATTCTTTTAACAACATCTTTGCGTGCTTCAACGTCACCCCATTTAACACCTAGTTTATTACAAACTTCCTTTATCAGGTGTATAGGAAGACTCCCAACGAGTTTATTCTCGCCATGAACACCTAAACCTTCTCTCCGAATCTTTTCCACTCGATCGAGATAGTATTGGTTATCGTAAGTATTCTCAACAATGATTTCTTGTTTGGTTGCATCAAAAGTGACTTTTTCGCCCGTTTTCATCTGTATACCTTTTTTAAAACTTTTCTTCTATTATATCACTATAAAAAATCATTGCTGAGAATAATAAAAACCCCCACGTGTTCACAAAAAATGGGGGTTTAAATCAACTTCTATTAAGAAGTAGTACAGTCAACAACTGCGCCTGATGCTGCTTCATTTTTAGAAACAAGCGTAAGCTCAGTAACAACTTGACGTTTCGTTGAATCACCAGTCTTAGCTAACTCTGAGTTCTTAGTAGGACGTAGAACTGCTGCGGCCCACATATCAGATTGCATAAGAAATACGTCACGACCACGGTTTTCACGAGTAGGAGTAAATTCTACCGTTCCCCATGGAGTAACGTAAACGTCTAGGTGCTTAATAACCTTTTCACTTTCTGCTTTAACAGTAGATCGTTGGTTATTGTTACCAGTGAAGCCTAACGCTTTGTTCATCTGGAATGCAGATAGGTAAACAGTGTCTGGACGACCACCTGCTTCCCAACATGCTTGCATTGCTGAGTCAAAGTCTGCTTGTGAAAACACAGTTGCAGTACCGTCGGTACGAGCTGTAGCACCGGGAACTGAACCTGTAGGATCTGCACCGCCACTACCTGTGTTAGTGATGTTAGTAGTCATGTACGCTGGTACACCTGCTAATTCACGAGCTGCAGTAGCTGAACCTGCCACACGAGCGTTATTGTCAAACAAAGCTTTCTCGATGTCTAACTTTTGCTCTTTAGCAATCTTAAGCGTTTGGTATGCCATTTCCGCAGAACGACCGGCTTTATCTATGCCTTGATCCGTGTCAGGAATGATTACCGCATTCTTAAAGATTTGAGTGTAGTTACCTAAGCGAGCTGTTGCTGTACGTGCTTCGCCTGCGGTCTCGTCACCTTCAATGTGAGCGTTTGTTGTTGATGAACGTAATGCATCGGTTTGCCACTCATGATAAGTGTTAGATGCGCTTACTTTCTTTAATGATGAATAGAACGGTGTTTCCTCAGGGGAAATGTCGTAGATTACGTTTTCCAAGTCCTCACGAATACCATTTATATCATAGCTATCAAATGTATTTGATGGTTGTGCCATTATAGTTCTCCTATGTTAAGCATTTAAAATTAATCCTAGAGCATCTTCGATACTTCCAGAATTTCTAAGTTTCGCCTGTTGGCGGTCACGAACTTTGCCAGGTTGTACTTTGTTCGACCTTTTAGCACCTGCCTTTAAGACGGGTTTAGCTTTTCTAGTCTTTTTAACTGCTTTAGATTTTCCAGCGATGATCTCTTGATATTTCATAGCATCGTTTAAAACCTTAAGTGCTCTATGATCCATAACTTGCCCAATTTCTTCGGCTGTATAACCATAATGCTTACCACCAATATTAACCAGTTTACTCTTGATCTCTTTCGCTTTAGACGAGTCAGAGAATTCAGGGATAGCGATTTGAAGTTGCTCCATCTCACGTTTCATATAAGCTTGCTTTGCCAATTGTTCAGCTTTTGCATTTTGCTGAACAACTTGCTGATAGCCTGCTATCTGTTTATCGTAAGATTCTTTTGCCTCGTCGTATTTCATCTTGTCGTCCATATAACCCAAAGGATCATTTTCAAACATTTCTCTAGATGGTGATACGGGAGGTGAACCCAATTCGCCTGATTGTAATTGCTGATACAGTTGTTGTACCTGCTGGCGTTCATTAAGTAATGCTTCGTAGACTGACTCAGCTTCTTTACGCTGATGTGCTGCTTCTTGCATTCCTTTTTGGACATATTGTTGTCCGCTATAGCCTTGCTTTAGGTCATCTAAGGTTACTTGTACTTCCTGTCCATCAATCTTGACAGAATAGCCTTCAAGCTCTTCCTGACCGGCGTCTTCTATTGCTTCGTCGTCGTCCTCTTCTGTAACGTCAGAAGATCCTTCGATATCTGGATCTTCGTCTTCTTCAGAAACTTCCGTTTCGCTTGCTTCGGTCTCAGCAGATTCTTCTACCTCATCGGTAATTTCTTCTGTTGTCTGAGCTTCTTCCTCTACAATCTCTTCTTCAGTTTCCACTGGAGCTAATAAGCTCTCTACTGCATCATCTATTGTGATGCTCTTGGTTTCAGTCGTTGCCACGGTGCTGTTCTCCTATTTATTATTTCGACGATTCTTAATTACCTCATCATCCAGAACGGAATCCATGTAATCACTAATCTTCCCTATTGCACGAACAATATCATGTGCATCGTCTCTTTCTTCCGTCGAAGAATCTGGAGTCAAAAACACATTCGCTTGTCGTTCTATGACTTCAGATATAACATCTTTAAATGTTTCATCGTTCATCAATCTCTTTATATTAGCTGCACTAGCCATTAATATCTACCAGTAGTAACCGCCTGTGTCGGTTCAGTTTGGTCGTATCTTGGCTTATCTTGCATCTTTTTAATTTCTTCAACATCAATTTTTTGTCCCCATTGTCCCAATATCCTAGCTGCTTCAATAAGTAGGTCTTGATCCATTCTATCACGTTCTCTGTCGTCTGTTGCAATAGCTTTTTGAGCATCAATTTTTATCTTCATGCTATCTGTCTGCATTTTAGATTGTGCTCGGATTGTCTCTGCTTCGACTGTTGCTCTTGCTAATTCCTGTTCTGGGGATGTTTGTTGTGATTGTGCTTGTTGTGCTTGTTGTACTAGTTGTTGTTCTTGTTCTGGTGTCATAGGACTAAAGTATCTATCAACATTGCGTACTCCTGCTAATCCTAGCATATCGCCTAAAGTATTCCGAATCCCAACCATCGTTACTAAGCCATTGGTTGGACCGTAGTTTTGCCAGATCTGCATTTGCATTTGTAAGGCCTGTGATAAAGCCATGTGCTTTTGATCTTCCTGACCAGTGCCTAAACCAACATTAACCGTAAGATCCATATCTGCGTTCCATCTGCGAGGATCCATAGGAACATATTGTCCGTTTAAACGCATCATCATCTCTTCACAAGAGTTTTCTACTAATAGATGTAATATCAGTTTAAATAAGCGTTTCATGCCTCCTTCTGCAAGGTTTCGAGCGATTACCTCGATTTGTCCTGATCCTCGTTGAGCAGTAATCTGTGCTGCAGTTGCTGTTGTATTCTGTAAAGCATCAGGATCTAATCCCATAGAAGCTCTAGTGATACCGGTCTTATTCTCTACTTGCTCATCCATATATTGAACAGCGCCTAAAGTTTGGCCTGCAATAAATGGTACGGCATTAACCGTAATCGCACCAGGTGACTTGATTCGTCGTATAGCACCGATTTCATTATTTAATACATCATCGATATTCGCTTGTCCTTCAACTACGTCAATTGCAGGATTATTAGTTAATGCAATATTATCTAATAAGCCTCTTATCATTGCTGTAGATGCATCTTGATCGTTCATAATCAAATCTGCAATAGAACGTCCGTAGAAAGTATGTGGTTCAGGATCAATTTCAAATACTGCAAAAGGAACGTCACCCCACGGTTCATGATCTAATAATTCGTAAGATGCTCCGCCTAATACAATCTTATGCATAACTGCCTCGCCTGTACCATAAACGTCGATTCTCATATAGGCTTCCGATATAGCAACTAATCGCATAGAAGGATCAGTTATATCTTCACTAGCATCTTCTGAGTAATTTGAACGTTCGTATTTCTCTGCATCAGTAAATGTATCTTCGTAGGCTAAACCTGAAAGTTTTGAGACTTGGTCAAAATCATATCCTATTGAAACTAAATCTGAGACTCTCATTTCTGTACGATGAACTACAATATAAGCATCTTCGATGGTTTTTGCATTCCGATCGACAAAGAATTCTTCGGGAGGTACGGATTCAATGGATAACTTGCCACTAGTTTGAACCCTACTTACTTTCAAAGAATAATAAGGCTTATCTACAGATTCTCCTGTTTCGTTTGTTACAGGATGCATCTCAACCTCTTGCTCAACAACGGTAATCTCTTTCTCACCTACCAGGGCTGTCATTTCTTCTTCTGTCAAATGAGAGTAATCAAAAATCTCTGATTCGGATGTATCTTCCCAATAAGCTTTAAGTACGCCTGTCTTTTTAACTAAAGCATCATGTATAGCTTCATTGATTAGTTTATAGCCATTTTCTCTTTGGAAGGCGTAATGAGCAAATTTAGTAGCTTGATCTGCCATTTCTACTTGTTGTTGATTAGCAGGGATATATTCGACTGGATTTTCGGAGGATAGGAATACACGCATCAAACTAGGTTTAATTGCTCTTACTGTATCTCTAACCTTTGTAGATACTATTTTAGATCTACCTTTTTCCTCACCAATATCTACTTCCCCATCAAAATAACGCTGAGCTTTGATCCTTGACTCTGCAATTTCACTTTCTACGAAATCAACAGCATCTTTTATAGCATCACTTACGATACTTTGTATATCATCTTCTGTCATTTGTTTAAGTTCTTCTGGCATATCGTTTCCTTATTCTGTTGCAGGCATTGTATCGATTAATCCCTCTGCCGGGTTGTTTAAAGCTGCAGGCGATCCTGCGGTTACGGACATCAATGTAGGTATTCCTGGTAGAGGCGCCGCCGGTGCTGTGTTAGCAAATCCTGTTCCAATGTCGTCGATGAGCTGTCCTGCTTTTTTCTGTATGCCTTTTTTCAAACTACGATCTGCGGCATAACCTGCTGCTGATAGAGCTAATGCTGCAGGATTCTGGGTTGCCGCACCTGCGGTCAAAACAAAGATTAATCCGTTACCTGTAGGAGAAGCCTTAGATAAGATGCGCATCATTTTCTCAGTTGGAGGTCCTTTTAAGAAACCCTCCATTGCAGCTGTTTCTACCTCATCGAAGAATTTCATCTTTTTGGGACTATTTAAAATGTTTTTAACAGATTGCTTATATAGATTAAATATATTACCGCCTGAACCTGTAGCATCCGCACTACGTCTTGCTGCATTGAAAGCATCGTCTAATTGTTTGGTCTTCATGTATTTCCCATGCAAGTTTCTAGCAAGCTTCATTGCTGCACCTTCAATAGGCTTGCTATGTATCACATTGTCGAGTTGGTCAATCATCTTACCGATAATAAGCTTTTCGTTTGCGTTTGCATTACTTTGTCTCCGGAACAGATCTTTTCTTATATTGTCTAACTCGGAAAGAGTAAATGCTTGCTTTTTATTTACATATTTTCTAAATGTTTTCTCAATCGTTTTTACTGTCTTATCAATAGTAGGGTTATAAGCGAGACCACTGGCAGCAGCAGTATCACCCGCTTTCCAAATAGACTTAATGTCCTTCACTCCAAAGATACCTCCCATCTTATCTACTTCCGAGTAAGCTGCTATTTTTGCTGATTTAAGATTTGCAACAGTTGGGTTCTTTCTAAGAGTCATTAAACTCTTAACTGTTTTTGATGCAGGCTTAAGTGTTCGGATTAGCTTATCCATTCCACCTGTCATAAATGCTGAGACCACGCCTGTTTCTAAACCTCTTGCCATCTTGTTATCTTGTGCTTCGTTTACGCCATAGATTGTTCCTTCTGTAAAGCCACGTATCATTGCTTGCATACTCGTTGGTAATGAACCTAAAAAGCCAGGTAACTTTATCGCTGCTGCTGGACTAGCAAATGCACCCATTACCTCAGCCTTTAATGCGTCAGTCGGATATTGTTCTCTGTATGATTCTAATTGACTCCTTGCGTATTGCTTGTTCTTAGAATATAAGTCAGACCAATCCTTATCTGGATCGGAAAGCTTTTGTTGTGTAGCCATTATAGCACCACTAACAACATCGCCTAAACCTAAAGTCTGTGAATTTAAAACAGCAGTAGGTTGCGCCACATCTACATCCGTTTCAGCTAACTCACCTGCAATATCAACTTCGGAAAGACCTTGACCTAAGCCTTGTTGACGCATTGATGCAACATCATCAGCATTTAAACCGAAAGTTTCTGCAAACTCCCAAGCATTCATATCGTCTTTATAATGTTTGTTCCATAATCCAAAGCCTAGATCGGCATTAGACATATCTTCATATTGTGGATTCTGTTCTCTGAATTCTTTTATTTGCATTATCTAATTCCTAATGGATCATTGTTATTTTGTTCCCCTGGTACAGGAACGCCGTATTTCCTCATTTCTTCTGCACCATATTGTTGCAAGACAATAGCCATGTTTTTATCATAAGTAGCTTTGACGTTCTTTAATGTTGCAATGACTAATTCTGGACTTTGTCTAAGGTCTAAACTACCAAGAGTAGCTTGTAATGCTACTAATTCCTGAACAGCCACTTGACCTAATGCACCGCCGGTAGGTGATTCCTCTCGCATTACTTGTAATCTATCAAAACCAATGTTAGCCTTAATAGAAGTAATTGTCGCTTCTAAATTGATCGCAGGACTTGAGGCTGCTAAGAAGCCTCCGTGTTCTCTAACGAATGCGCCTTTAACTCCTGACGCCCATTCCTCTGAGCTAAGCATCTCGATCGCTTTATCAACCTCACTGCCGATAAGATTCGTTTTATCTTGTTGACTTCCTATCTTACGAACCTGTTGACCTTCTTGTGCTTCTAATTCTCTTGCTGTTTTACTTCCTGGGATAACCTCCATATAAGATTTTCCGTCTTTCTGAATCAATTGATAGTCTTTAGGTATAGAGCCAACATTAATATCCCGTTTTTCAAGTTTAGCAATATTAATTGCCTCTTTTAATGATACCTCGCCGCTTTGAACCATTGCATAAAGCTTAGGGTGCGTCTTTTTAAGTATCTCGTATGTTCGATTACTCTTTGCGCTATTTTTACGTATAGAGGCTAATTCTGTACCTAATGCTTTAGCAAGACCTGCATCAGGTTCTAATCTCATTGTATTAAAAGCTAAAGCTAATTGAATCATAGACTCTCTGTTATTAAATAATTTCTTTAGAAATCCTTCCTTATCTTTACCCTTTAAGTCTTTAGATTTCTTCAAAAGAGTTTGCATTTGACCGTCGGGGCCTTTTAAAAACTCTCCCGGTGGGGCTATTGCGTCGGCTAATGTTAAATCACCAGCTAAGACCTTCGCTCTTGTTGCTGCATCTAAGATGGAAAGCTTGTCCTTATCTGTGCGGCGGTCAGGGGCTATTTCTACATCAGGGTCGACTAACGAGGGGTGTCCGGTGATAACCTCACCAGCAGTAGCATCAGGGTCTGTCATCGAGAAATCCTGTGACTTTTTAAAGTCTTGCATAAGAGGATCTACCGGTTGCACATTAACAGGTTGAGAAAAATTAAAGGAATCTAATTCTTCATAAGGTCCTTGACCTCCGATTAGGCCCTGACCTAAAGACATGGCTTGGTTTTGTTTATCTTCTCCTCCCATGCCTAATAATCCGCCTAAGCTTTGTAAAATATCATCAATTCTTGCCATAATTTCTCCTAGTTAGGGTCTTCTACCCCGATACCATCAATTGTTCCATAACTATAACCTCCTGGGACAGAGGTATAACTTCCTTCGTCCCAAGGCGCTTCGTCGAATAATCCTGAATTCTCTGTCGTACCAAGCAGACCCAAAGGATCTTCTGTATCATACCAGTTGCTCACTTTATCCCAAATCCCAAATAACGTACCCGGACGTTTGGTATCGTCGGTCATAGCATCAAGGTTCCGCATAATGCCAAAAGCAGGAACATAATGCTGTGCAACAGTGTCCATTAGTCCACCCGGTCCTAAATTAGTAAACCAATTATCCGGTAGATTCGTTGAATTATCTGCTATTGGTTCTACTACAGGTTGATCCCCGTAAACTACAGGAGAAGAGCCGTCGTTCCAGTTGTGGTCTTTACCAAGGAATGATTTCGTTTCATCAAGACCTTCTAAAGGTTCGATGGGCTCAATATCATATTGGGCTGCTAACTTATTAGCAGCCTCAAGTTGACTATAACCAAGATCTGCCATGGACTTATAGTAATCACTGAACGCCTCATCATGTTGAGCCATATTTACCTTAGTTGTGCATAATCAACAGCATAATAGCCGTTATCCATCTTCATAACTGCTTTAGGGAATAATTCTTTAACCTCTTGTGCAATTACGCCTATTGTATGATTCATATCAGCACCAAACTCTTTAGCGCCTTCCTTCCAATCCCATTGATAAATATTTAAGCCGGATTTAAGCTTACCTAATCTCGTGATATTTGTTTTAAGTCTTAGATCAGATGCTGCCATTATTGGTCCTGCTGCAGTAGCTGCAAGAGTTAGATAATCGAATAAACCTGGATCTCTCGATTTCGTTGTAGATGTAGGAACAGGAGAAGCACCTAGTGCAGCAGTTGGGTAAGCCAGGCCTTGCCCAGGATGTCCAACATAACCTTCATATCTACTTTTACCTGAATCAATTAATGCTTGTTGCATTGCTTGTTGTTGTGCACCTTGCATAGCTAAGTTATTTGTAACTTGTTGTCCCATGCCAAAACCTAGATTTGATATGTTTGCTAATTGACCTGCTGCACCTAATCTTTGTTGTGCGCCTTGTAATCCAGATTGCACATTGAATTGATCTGCTGCCATTTTATTACCAATATCGGATAACCCTGCTTGTTGTGCTTGTTGATAACCTTGCTGTCTTAATCCTGCTGAAGATCTAGCGAGTTGATCTAATGTATTACGTCCTATTTCGCCCATGGCAATACCATGTCTAGCTCCACCGAAGGCAGAAGCGCCTTGAGCTTGTGCTCCTAAGGCGTCCATCCCAATATCCGCACCTCTTAAAATATCTGATTGATTAGTATCAATAACTTGTTGAGTATAAGGGTTCATGTAAGCGGACATATCGTTGCCGGCTAATTGACCTGCTGTAACAGAGTTAGGGTTATACCCCATACCTGCTGCAGAGCCTATTCCCGACCCGGCGATGCCTTGAGCAGCTAATTGATTAATGTTCGGATTAGTTGTAATCCCGCCTGGTTGTGGTCCACCTGCCATAATTATCTCCTAAGAATATAAAGCGTCATATTTAGCTACGTCGCCTGGTTGACTTGCTGCTAAATCGGCTTTAGCTTGTTCAAAAAGAGGCATACCTGAATAACCTTGCGTTCCGTCTGCATAAGTTGTTGGTGCGGGCATACCCTGCATTGGTGTTAATGATCCTGTTGGCATTAAACCAAAGGCTTCCGCTGCACCGATATTAGCTTGCATTGCTGCTTGCTGATTCGGGTTGATTGCTGCAATATCCGGTCCTTGCCAAGGCATATACCCGATGTTTTGAACATCTTCCGCCCTGGCTATGTTTCTTACCGTGGGGTCTTTAACCCAATCTGGTATATCTGTCCATTGGTTTGTACTTCCGCCTTTGCTACTCATTTAAAACTCCTTTGCTAAAACTGTGTGTTGTTCTTCCCAACCCTTATCTCCTAGTACTTTTTTCCAGCCTTTTCGTCCCACGAGTGTCATGCCTTCGCACCCCTGCCCTTTACCCCATTCTACCGCGTCGGAATGCATATTTGTAATTTGTTCAAGCTTGCCTGCGGCGAGGAAAACATGCAAGACTCTTTTGTTAGGATAAACCACGATCTCCGTTACTGCACATCCTTCTTTACCTGGCCATAATTGCATGTGACCACTTAAAATACCTTCTACAACATCAAGAAAACTGTGTGTACCTCCGCCCTTCTTTAGAGCTGATTCAATCCAGTCTCTACATCTTAATATTTCTTCAGGTATAATCATGGATCTAATTTAACTTTTACCCAGACACCGCTTTTAGAAACGACTAGTGTTTGGTTAGCTCTATCCCACATCAAGATGCCATCTTCTGCTGCTGAGTCACCTGACGTTAAGTATCTTAATTTGTCAGTATTAGTAGTCAAGTAAGAAACAAGTCGTTCACCCCAGTTCTTCCAATCAGTACCTAAAGGTGGAGGAGGCTTAATCATCTTCTACCGCCAGATCTAGCTTCAATCCTCATAATGCCTGAACGCCAATCAGTATTACCCACACCTTCTACCTTCACTCTAACCTGTCTTCCTGTGAATCTAACGTCTGTAGGATTTGTCAGGGTATACGGTCCATGTGTTGTTTCTGCTGCATTAGGATAGAATCGTGTCTTAAATGTAACCTTAACTTCACCTTGTGTTATTTCGTCAGGGATAAGATTGTTTACTTTCATTATTGTATCACCATTACCTAAACTAATAGGTCCTGACTCAGCATAAGGTTTAACAGAACCATGCGTATGGCCTGTTTCATGGTTGTACAAATCACCACTACCATCACACCAAATAGGATTAGAAAAGACGCCTCTGTCAATAGCTGCTGTTCTATCCAATGTTCCTGTAGACCAATGACTTTCTTTATAATCTAAAGACACATACCTGTCGTTCTCTGTAGAAGAGCCTGAAGGGTAGAAGAACCATACCTCTCCATGCTGTGAATTATGAACTGCGTAGGCTTTACTAATTTGATTTCGGTTAATATCATCGAAAACATAATCTAAAACATCACAATTAATCTCTGTAGCCACTGAACCGTTAAATGTATAGAAGCCTTTGTGCCCCATCCAAAATGCGCCTTCATCTACAGCCACAATAGCTTTTCTTGAAGCAATACCACAAGCTGTACCAACCCTTTCAAATCCATATACAAATGGTGGTCCTGAATATGATGCAATGTGTGCGTCTTGATCTGTCAATATAAGTGTTCTGCCTCTCATGCGAATCCCACACATAATTTGGCCTTGTGTTTGTAGCTCGAAGTCACCTGCCTCGTTTGTTGCTGCTGCAGTCCATGATGTGTTGTTTTCTCTATCACACCAAGCTACTTTACGTGGATTTCCACCTGCACCTAGTGCAAAGACAAATCTTTCTTCTGTAACTAGCATAGAGTTATTAGAGACAGGCGCGTTCGTTAATGCTGTTGGTAAGACTGATGTGTTTAATTGCCATTCATAAATCTTACCGTCTTTGGATGAACAAGCTAATAGATATTCGCCCCATGTATCTAATGCCCATGTTGTTGCTTCGGAATATACACCTGAGGATGTTGTAGCTACGCCATAATTATCATTACTGTAGAAACCACCACCATAGCCAACATTAAGTGAGGCACTTAAATCTCCTACTGTTAATCCGGAAGGAGTGATATCACTTACTGTGTGAGACACATTAACATAATATAGTTTGTTATACGTTCCTGCTACTAGATTAGTCCCCCCCGTATTATCCTCCCATGAAATCATTGCTCTAGGTGCTGATGCAAATGCTGAGGTTTTTCTAACAGTCCATCCGCCCACAGGGCGCATAGAACCGTCATGCCATCTAACTAAACTAGCATCTCTCCATCTATTAGATGATTCAAAATCTGTACCGTTTCTATGAATGCCCGGTGGTATTTGTAGTGGTATTAAACTCATGCTGCTATCTCCGTCCAAGTAGTTGATGTTGGTGCTATAACTTCCCACTTCTCTCTGCCTACTGCCAACGTACCTGATGTTGTACTTATTGCTGCACCTGAATGTTGTACTCTATTGCACGTTGCTGTAATTGTTGCAATAGGAGAAGATATAGCGATTCCTTGCCAGATCTTCTCAGAATCTGATGTTATTGATGCGGTGCTTGTCGTTGAGGCAATGCCACCTCTAATCGCATATCCTAATACGGTTATCGATGCTGAGGCTGTTGGTGTACCTGAGCCAAATCTAACCCTATTGCATATTGCTGCTATTGTTGCTGAGGCAGTTACAGTAGCACTTCCACTTACAATGAATACACTGTTTGCAGTTATTGTAGCACTAGCAGAAGGGTTAGCATATCCTTCTCTAACTCTAGTAGCACTAGGGTTAGATAAACTAGAGGTTGAACTAGATATAGCACTTGCTTCTCTTACTCTTGCACCATTAGCTGTAGTATTAGCTGTTGTGGTGGATGTACCATTTACAAGCGCACTTCCTTCAGGAACTCTTCTAGCACTAGCGCTTACAGTAGAAACTGCGTTTACTGTTGCCTCACCAAGTCGTATCTTAATACATGATGCTGTTGCAGAGGATGTAGCAGTTACAACGGTTTGTAAATCACCTTGGGTATATTCGTTCAGACCATACAAGCCTGAGCCATAAGAAAACTTATCTGTCTCTTCAAGTATGAAACTCTCACCTGAACAAGTAGTTGAGGTTGTAGAGGTTATGGTTAATTGACCACTACCAATATGAACTTCCCAATTTACATTAGGAACACTAGACGTAGAGGTTGCCGTAGCCGAAGCATCTTTTACCTCACCAAGACTAGAACCGAAAGTCCTTAATCCATAATACGATTCACCATATTCAAAAGCCATAATTAACCCTTTGTAGGACTATTAGTCTAGCGTAATATCTAAGTCACCTGTAGGTACACGGAACACATCGCCTGCTGCAATTGCTTTAGAAGACGTTAATGTTGCATAAGCCATTAGGTTGCCTGATGTTGAAGCATCAAATACACCTACGTGAGTTACTGTACCAAAACCTGAGCCTGTTGCTGTTGCATATTCAACTGCTGCTGAGTTTGATGTAGTGTTACCTGTTGTAGTAAATGCAACTGATACTCGTGCGTAAGCTGTACCTGAAGTAGATACTTCTGTACCACCACCTGTCTCGCCTGGTGCTGCTGTGAACAAAGCCAAGTATTTAGTTGTTGGAGCAGTGTAAGCCGCACCTGCAAATACGTGGTCTAGTATTTCTGTTTCTAAAAAGTTTGAAAATGACATTGTTTTCTCCTATTGAGACTAACCTAAGCCTCGTATTTTAAGTGTTAAGCCCGATCCGCTATATCTAGCTTTTTCAGACGATTGATTTAATTGTGTTACTGCTGCGCCATACATTTGCGCCCATATAACAAGCCTCTCGTCTTCGCCTAGATACGGTGCTGAATGTAATAACGCTCCATAGAGATATACATCAGGTGCTTCTAGTAAAAGCCAATTATCAGCATTACTTGAACTTAGTGCCGTTGGTTTAGCATAGTATAGTAATTCTGTGTTCGTTTCTGCCGAGGGGGTTGGATATAACTGGAATTGCCCATCTGCATGTGTATAGTATCTAGGTGTACCGGTAGTATCTTCCGCACCTGCTCGCTTATCTTCCATTGCTTTTCTCGACATTAGATCGAGTGGTGAAGTTCCATTATCTGTTACATGAAATCTAATCGTCTCCATCCAATTGTTCGGGACTTGTGAATATTCATCACCTGCGCTTTGTTGTCCACTGGAACGTGTCTCCATCTTCCAATGCCGAACATCTCGGTTTATTTGAGATTCTGTTAATGCAATGAAATTTTCAATTGCAGAAGTTAAGTCGTCTCGATTAAGAAAATCCGCGATTGCAGACTTAAGGTTTGTAAACGTATTTATAGCCATAACTTTATTATACCTTAATTATTTATGCGTAATCTAGTAATCCTTTTTCTTTTTTCTTTGAGTATAAAGGCTTACCTTTAAGTAATATCTCTTCAATCAATTCCGGAGTAATATCAATATAAGGCACCTCTCGTGTTATCGGCTTATTCTTAGGGCCGTACTCAATTGTAGTTTTACCGCTCTTAAGATTAAACTTATCAATGATCTTCTGTAATTGGATGGGTAGATCTATATCATAAACTTGTTGGAGTCCTTTTTCATTCATTATAGGCTTTGTCCATTCGCCCTTAGCCTCTACTGTTTCTAATTCCGTATCTGTTTTCAAATATCCTTTGTAGCCTTCTGGAGTTTTTCCGTCCATCTTGGTCAAACCGCTTCCGCCTAGCCCAGGGTTACTCATATCTAAGCTTGTTCGGGAGGTAGGGAAAGTAAGTCTTGTCACTCCGTTCTTAATAGCATTCTCTATAGAGTTATATATTGTAGATGTAAGGAATTGATTCTTACCCCCTCCTAAAGGGACCTTCGTATCTTTAACTGAATCAAAGTTTAGTTGTTTCTGTTGCATATTTACATCAACGATATTAGCATCGTTTTTGCGAGCTATGGAGTTCTGAATATTTCTCATTTGCTCGTATTCAAATTTAGTTAAGTCCTTCTTCCCCTCTAATTCTTTTAAATATTCTAATCCCTCATCGTATGCCTTTAACTCTGCTCCTGCTTTTCTTCTTGAGGATTTCATATCATATTGCATTTCTTGAGTATGAAGAACTTTATTGCCATCCGCATCTTTAGTTAGATTAAATCTAGCGAAAGGTCCGCTTCTTCCGTAATGCGCGTTTGTCCCATAAACCATATTCGTACCCAACAGGCCAAGCTGCTTGTCATCAAACCGCATAATATCTTCACCGTAGGTTGCTAAATCTGTACCTGGTTGTGCGTGTGCCCAATTCTTAGTGTTTGTTATTCTGTCCCCTGCTGGCAGGAATGTATCAGTTTCATAAATAAACTCTTGAATTTGCTCTGGATCTCTATTCCAGCGTCTAGCCCCGTCAGGAGTTTCTACAATGTAGGTGTCTGCATCTTGATTGTGGTAGATTTTAAATGAGCCATAGCCTGCGCTTCCGGCAGCGCCTTCAGGTGTAAATTCCGTTTTAACGATCACGCCATTCTCAGCCATTTTTCTAATAGTAGCTAACGACTGACCCGGTACAACAAAATCACTCAATGCGCGAGCTTGATCAACCTCTTGATAATTAACGTTTGTCCATCCTTTCTTTGTTTGGAAGCTCTTTACAAACTCATCAGGCATTTTTAACGGACTGCCTATATCGGACCTTAAGTCTGGATTAGTCTTAAGTCTTTTGCTTTCTATAAGATCTAAAACTTCTTTCTGTGTAAATTTCTTAGTTGGGTTATCTAAAAAGAACTGAGCTACACCGTTCTCTTGCATCTCTTGAGCGGTTATCT